AAACCGCGATGTTATCAATTCGGTATTACAGCCCGATGAATTGGCAGCCTTGACGGCAGCCTTGCAATCTGGCGGGATTTCATACGATACATATTACTACAATTTGGAACGCGGCGACATGACGCGGCCCGACATCGATGCAGAGGGCGAAAAAGAGGGCATAAGCAACGACGCGGGCGGGGCATTGACAGGGACGGGGGCAACAACGCCAGAGGATGACGCCGCGATTGCTGCGGCGATTGATCGGATCGGGGCTTGATCGATGCCCTCAGTACAAACAATGATACGCCGGATGCACGAAATGCGCGACGAAATCGAGGACGGCACAATTGACGATGCCGCCAAGCGATTGGAACGCATATTTGCAAAGGCTGAAACGACCCTTGCGGGCATCGAAACCCAATTCCAACGTTTGGCATTGACGCCCAACGGGAACATTGCACAGATCCCCGAGAACGTCGCAGAGGCGCAGCGCATCGTTGACGCGTTAAACGTTGAGATCCAAGCCGCGATTGTGCAACCAGGCAAAGCGTGGGCCAACCGGGCCGTTCCCGAAGCATTCGCTGCGGGGCGGGATCTTGCGCGGGTCAATCTTGACGTTGACTTTTTAAGCGGGGATCTGGTATCGGCAGCGTTTCGCAATGTGACCGTCGCAGAAAAGGCCGTCATTGAGGTTGGATTTCAGAACACATACAAGATTATGAACGTGGTGGGCGACGATGTTAGCGACTATTTCAGGCGTGAAATGCTGGATGCCATCATTGACGGCATACCCGTACAAGGTGGCCCCGATAGTTTGGCGGGGCGACTGATAAAGGGCGGGCGATTAAAACCGATTACGATTAGGACGGAAAGCGGGCGCACGTTTACTCGATCCGTTCGCCAACGGGCCAACACCATTGCCCGCGTTGAGATGGCCCGCGTGGTGAATAAAACGCATGAGGTAATCGCAACCAGGGCATTGGGTGGCGATGCCGTTTATATCAACAGCAACCCGCGCGATAGCAGAACAACGGATATATGTATGCGCGCATCTTCACAAAAAGCCATGACGTTGGCACAGTGGGACGCGTCACAATTTGGACGCCCCCCCAGGTTAAACCCGTTCCACATGTGCCGATCTGTTTTGATTGGTGGAGAAATAGGGTGGTTTTAAAAGTGAAAAGTGTGGATAATACGCAACACAACAACAACAACAGACCCCGGCGGCGTCGGGGCAATTACCCAGGGGGTAAAAAGTGGCACTAAAAACAGAGGTTGCAACGTTGGACGGCGTACCCGAGGCGTTGCATGAGCATTATGTAGCCGAAGGCGACAAATTCGTTTTGGCACATGATGGCAATGACCGCATCAAAGAGTTTCGAGACAATAACATAAACCTAAAGCAACAAACCGAGGACTTGACCGCCAAGCTAAAAGGGTTTGACGGCATCGATCCCGAAAAATACCTGGCGTTGACAGAGTTGGAACGCCAGAAGCGCGACAAAGAATTGATTGACAAGGGCGATCTGGAAACCCTTTTGAGTGAACGCCTGGACAATGTAAAAACAACCTATCAAACACAATTAGACGCCATCAAAACCGAGTTGGATAAAACGCGCGGCGAATTGGTGGCAACAAAAGTGACAGACACATTAAAGACCGCAGCCGCCAACGCGGGCGTACGTCCCGAGGCCATGAGTGATGTGGTATCATTGGCGTCGAGCAATTGGGAATTGCGCGACGGAACGCCAACATTTATTCAAAATGGGGAGGTGGTCTTGTCTAAAGACAACGTGGGCGAACCTATCGGGATGCCCGAATACTTTAAATCTATGTTGCACGAAAAACCATTCTATTTTCAAACCTCGGCGGGGTCGGGGGGTGGTAGCCAGTACAACCCCAGGGGGGTTCGAGTAATACCAAATGACCCCGTTTCTATCGGCTTAAATGCCGACCAAATCGCAAAAGGCGAGGCGGTTATTGAGGGGGCATAAAACCCTTAAGTTTAAGAGGTAATAAATCATGGCAAATACAATTCCCGCAGTAATGACCCAACTTGTGGCCCGCGCCGTTGGCGTATTGCGCCGCAGATCACACATGGCCCGTTATGTGACAACCGCCTATTCGTTGTCCCCAGGCCAAAAAGGCAAAACCGTTGATGTGGAAATTCCACCAACCGCGACGGCTGCCGCAATTACCGCTGCAAATTCTTTTCCCGCCAATACGGCGACGGTTGCAACCACCACCCCTATTACGTTGGATCAGTGGTTTGGTAGTGACTTCAACATGAACGATCAGGAAATGACCCAGGTCAGCAAAGACCTAAACTATTTCCCCGCTGCCGCTGCCGCAAGTTTGGCCGCCGTTGTGACAAAGGTTGATGACAGTTTGCTTGGCCTATATTCGTCTGTTTACAACGCGGGCGGGACGGCAGGAACCACCCCATTCGCTACAACTTCAAACGCCTGGACAACGGGTGCGCGGAAGTTGCTAAACGAAAGCCTGGCCCCAATGGATGATCGGCACGTTGTGCTTGATTCAGACGCCGAAGCCAACGCCGTTAATTTGTCCGAGTTTAAAAGCCTTTACGCTTCGGGTGATCCCGGCGTAATTGTCAACGGTGAAATTGGGTTCAAATTGGGCGCAGCCTGGGCATTAAACCAGGGCGTACAAACACACACACGCGGCACATTGGCGAGTTCGCCGTTGGTAAATGACGCCTCTTATGGCATCGGCGAAACAACCGTTGACATTGACGCAACGTCATTGACTGGCACTGTGGTAATTGGCGACATCTTCACAGTTGCAGGAGATACGCAACAATACACAGTAACTGCCAACGCAACCGCAGCCGCCAACGCAATTGCTGGCATGGCATTTTTGCCCGCATCAAAAGTGGCATGGGCTGATAATGCCGCCGTTACTTTTATCGCATCGCACCAAGCCAACCTGGCATTCCAACGCGGCGCGTTTGCATTGGCAACCGCCCCGTTTGAAAGCGTAGATTCATCTTTGGGCATGACCCAATCGGTTGTTGACCCGTTAAGTGGGTTGGTTATTCGGTTGGAAGTTAGCCGCCAATACAAACAGACCCGGTGGGAATGGGATGTATTGTATGGCGTCAAAGCCATTCGACCCGAACTTGCCGCCCGTATCTTGGGCTAAGATTTAGGGAGAGCAAGCGGCGGGGTGTTATGGCACGACGCCCCGCCGCCTTTTTACATATTAAACTTGTTTACGAGGTAACACATGTCAGCAATTGAAACGGTGCGCGTAAAAGATGGCAAAGGTTCAAAGATCATCAACGCAACCGATTACAACGAAAAAGAACACGGCAAGCCCGTTGCAGATCCCAAACCCGAAGTAAAACCCGCCGAATAGGTACACAATGGCATCTTATTATTGCACCGACGCAGATATAACCGACCTATTGCCAACGTTGACGGGTTCGCAGATTGCAAGCGCGGCGCAGCGCAACACGCGTTTACGTTTGCCCGCCCGCGATTGGGTGGATTCTGTGTATTCAGGCGCGGCCCCGTTTCCGACGGTGGGCGCAAATGATCCAACCGATTGGTTGATAAATGGCGAGGTTGACAGCAGCGACACAACGGCGGGCATCGATGGCGGGACGGGTGACCCGGCAGCGGGTGGTTTCTTCCAACCAGAGGGACACAACGCATGGTATAAGGTAGTCTCCTATGCAGCCCCAACGTTGACGTTTCGGTATGTTTTCAACTTCAACCCTGGCATTGAAAGCACAAGCGCAACGGGGGCGATGGCTGATATAATGGACAACACCCCGCTGCGGTTCGGAACGCCCCGCCTATTGCGTGAGGCCGCCCGATGGGTTGCGGTATCTATCGCGTATCAGATTATGAGAAATGACCCGCTTGACGCCCCGGCGATGGCTGCAATGGATCGGGCGCGGGAAATGTTACAGGTTGGGCGCGACAACATCGCGCGGGCCAACCCATTCGTTTACTATCCCGATTCACGCGATGGGTTGGGCAGCTTTACGCCCGGCGTTGTCAAATTGGTTCGGGGGTAACATGAAAACCCTTTCTGTTGAGATCCGCGACGAGAAATTGAGAAAAGCATTAGGCGACATTGCAGAAAAGCCCGATGGGTTGCGGCAGCCGTTTGAAAAGTTCGCCCAATACATGCGGGTCCAGACAGATAAAACATTTGAAAATTTGAGATTGGGCGGGCGGTATCGGGGCGTTTTCTGGCGATACTTTGCGCCACAGTATACCCGCAAGACCGACGGTGTGACCGTTCCCGCATGGGGCGGTGTTCCTAAGTTGCGCGGTAGGGGCAACGTCAAAGGCCGCAAACGCCCATCAGGGCAACGCGTCGCCAATGGTGACGCCATAGTTCAAGACACAATGACACTAAGATCCAGGGCGGCCCTTGTGGTTCGTATGGGAAAATACACGGCACGATTAGGCCCGCAGGGTGTGAATTATGCCGCAGCACAACAGAAGATGCGGCCCTTTTTGTTTTTTACTGCAAAAGATGGCAAAGAGTTCGCCCAGGTGTTAAGGGCTTATTTATACGGGGGCCACAATGTCGGCGTTCAGTAGTTGGGACACATACAACGTCATTGCCGAACATGTCATTGAGACATTGCAAACCGACACGGAACTTGCAACGGCGGGGTCGGTGGAAATTGCCACATGGGAATCAGAACCCAGAGAAACGGCGGCAGAATATAACGACCATGAATTGCCCGCCGTATCGGTTGACGTGGTACATGCAGGGCAAGAGATTATTCCCTTGTCCAAGATGACTTCGGCAACATTTAGCGTCGTGATTATTACAACGACGGGGGGCCAGGCGAGTTTAATAGCGGCGAAACAAATGGCGAAACGCATAGCCGCCCGAATCGAGCGCGTATTGAGACAACAAAACCGCGCGAATAAACAATTGTCAGATGTGGCAACCGATCTTGAGGGGGGCATGTCGGACAGTTTAAGATTGACCAATGTCGCAACGTTGACAGATGGCGGCGTCATCAACAACGTTTTACGCGGGGCGGCGGCTACAACATGCGATATAACCATTGATTTTACAACACCGATAGATTAAACCGAGGGGGTTAAAATGGCGGTAGCATCAGCAGGAAGTTTGGAAAATGTCGAATTGGGGTTTGCCCCCCAACATTCGGCAGTTGTTTTGGTGGCAGGTACAACCCTGGGATATATAGAGGACGGCGTAAGCATTTCCGTCCCTCGGGATTACGCGTTTGTTCGCGCCGGGTTGACGCCCATCAAGCACATTGCCACATCTAAAAATATGAATGTAAGTTTTTCGGGCAAAGAGGTATTGCTTGAAGCGTTGCAATACGCATGGGACGGCGACGCCCCGGCAGCAAGCGTGTTGACCATCAACGAGGACTTTGGGGCAACGGTGGCATTGTTAGCCAAAACGTATGCGCCAAATTCGGCAACGGTGGCAACGCCCGCAAATGCGCCTATTTCGCGCGTGGTAAGTGTTCCTAAAGCATTGTCGACAGGTGATGGGACGTATACGATCCCAAAAGCGTCACCTGGCGACACCAACCAAACCATCGCGTTCGACTTCATGGCCCTGGGCGATACGGCAGCGGCTGAATTGCTCGGCACGGTCACAGATACATATACCTAAAATGCAGGGCGGGGGTTTTGTATAAAACCCTCGCTCTATTGCTCTTTTGTGAGGTTTAAATATGACGAGTTCAGGAATGGCTTTGCTTGGGTTGGTTGGTGGGTCGATACAAATTGGGTCTTATGTGTTCAGCCCCGAAGATGCCGACAAAATCACCGCCTTTATTGCAGACTCAAAGAAATTGAGAACAGCGACAGATGCCACTAATACAAGCCCCAAAAAGGCAAACACAAAAACCGATACAGCGTAAGCATGCGTTTGCCGCCCATGTCGCCATTGACAACGGGATAATGTGCATGTGCCAATATGCGCCCGTTTTGGATGTGGGTTGTAATAATCCGTATGACGGCATGTGGCGTTGGTTGCAAAAAATGGATTATCGCGGGCAGTATGTCGGCATCGATGATAACATTCCGGCAGATGTGCGCGAGCGGTTCAGGGGTGACATATTTATACGCCAATGTAAGATTGACGGGGCGCGGCTGCCGTTCCCGCCATCGGAACGCCACAAAATCAAAGAGTATTCAACGGCGTTTTGTGTTGACACCCTGGCCCGAATCCAAGACCGCGATGCCCTTATTATGGAAATGCGCCGCATTGCCGCCCAAGTTGTTGTTGTGGGTGGTGTATCGGTTGCAGATTTAAAACGTTGGGGGTTTCAGTATATCGGCCTTGAAGCGTTTGGCAGCGCACCAGAGGCATGGGGCGTATGGATGAATGATTGGGCATACAAGACCCGCGCCCGGTTGGACGTGACACCATCGACAACGTCGGGGTATTTCGGATCTGATAACGGAGTTGAGAAAAAACAATTATACCATTGCTCAAAATGTGGGGTGTTAGATTATGGGGGAGACCCAAGTTTTGGATGCGCCGAATGTGGAACGCCCAATTGATGACGCCGGCTTTGATGATTTCGTTTTGTCCCCAACGGCGAGCAATGGCAACGGTGGCGGCAATGTAGAGGCGAAAATGTCAGCGGTTGTTTATGACCGCGCACATGCCGAATTTGTGACACCCTCGGGGGATTTGCTTTATATATTTTCCAAGTCAGAGGGCCAGTTAAGGCATATTGACATTGCATTGCAGGAATGGCTTGATGCAGAGAGGCACGGCGAGCGTAAGATTGTGAGGATGTGGCGGTTTTGGCGTTGGCGTCGTAAGCGTGTATTTAAAGCGTTGACCGATATACAGCGGGCGAAATACGCCTTTTTTTGTGCCGTTTTTGCAGATCCATACAACGTCGAGAAAAACCAAGAATTGACAGTGGCGGAATTTCTAAAAACGCCCATCGATTTACAAACCGCAATCATGGCAGCGCATCGCGAGGCCAACGACCCAACCGACTTATTGGCGGCAATCCTGGGGCGTGAGATTGTGGGCGACGGTAAAAAAAAACAGACGCAGCGGCCCGGTGGGTTGCTTTAACCGTTAAAAATACGGGATATACGCCGCAGCAAATGAAATGGGAAATGTCATGGGCCTATGTGCTTGTGCTTGGCGCGGGAATGGTGAAGATAAATGAAAACTCCATCAGCTAAAACATTTGAGATTGTAGACATTACCCGGCGATGTTTTCCGAAAAATGCGCCCATAACGGTAACGGCGACACATGACGGGTCGGTGACATTGCGCCCTGGAAACATGGTCATGTGGCGGGAATTGGGTGACGTGGTGTATATGTTGAGGAATGCCCATTGGTTTAGGAAATTGACGGTGTATTTTATCATGCCCGAGGACAAAAAACATGGCGGGAATTAGAGAAAAGATCGAGGCGGTATTTGGCGTATCAGGTGCGGATAAGTTCAAGCGGGAGTTTGAGCAAGCCGACAAAACCGTTGCCAAAACAAGTAAGGGGATGACCGGGGCCATGAAAGCGGTGGGCGCGGCTGCGGTGGCATATTTGTCGGTGCAGTTGGTTAAGTCAATAACTGAATCGGTGTTCTCGTTGACTAAATTATCCGATTCGATGCGCGTTGTTCAAACGTCAAACGAGCGGTTGGCTAAATCTATCGGGCAAAATTCAAAAGAGATATTACAGTCAGTGAGGGCGGGTGTGGGTGGTGCGGTTGATGATTTTACAATACTAAAACAGGTCAACCAGGCCATACTTTTGGGCATTCCCGTATCTGCAAGGGAAATGGGAAACATGGCCCAGGTTGCAACCCGGTTGGGCCGCGCCGTTGGGCGTGATGCCGCAAGCGCATTGGGCGACCTTGTAACAGGTATTGGGCGCATGTCGCCGTTGATCTTGGATAACTTAGGTATAACAATAAAAGCCGAAGATGCGTTCAGGGGTTTGGGTGAGGGCGCGACAGATGCCGAAAAGCGGCTTGCATTCTTTAACGCCGTCATGGGCAAGGCCAATGATTTATCCAAAACATTAGGCGAGCAATTGCCCCCGCTTGGCGAACGGCTGGCAGCGGTAGGGGCCAAATTGTCAAACCTGGGAACGCGTATAGGTGACTCGTTGAGCGTTCCCATCGGGAATCTGATTGACCGCGTCGACGCGTTGCTTGTTCGTATGGGGACGGCAGAAACGAAAGCGGCAGCAATAGCAAAGGGCGGCAGCGCAAACCCCAACCCGTTTGAGGGGCTGCCTGGACTTGAATTGTTATTTCCTGGATTTGATGCGTTGGTAAATGCACCATCAAATATAAATAGGCTTTTAATGCCGGGACAAATAAGAAGAACAACGGCGGCATTTGAGCGGGAAGGGGCGTTTGGACAAGACCCAAAGGCCAGGTTCAACAATCAGTTTGGGAAAATAAACCCGGCAATGTCGGCGGCGTCAACCGACCCCATAGGGGGACTAACCCCCGCCGAGTTGTTACATATGTGGGAAACACTACGGGATGCAGATTTTACAATAGAACCGAAAATAAGAACAGAGCCGCTCATTAAAGGATTTAAGAGTGTGGCAGCTCACGGAAGAAAGGAATTGGACAAAATACCCGAGAGTTTAGAGGCTGGCATGTCCCGCTCATTTGCAAATATGAGCGTTCAATTGTCGGCATTGGGGTTGCAGGGTGTGGGAGGTGCGGTTGGTGGTGTGGGGCAATTGTTGGGCGGAGTATCAGGGTTATTAAATACAAGAGCAAACAAAGACTTAACGGGCAGTCAAAGCGCATTGGGGCAATTGACGTTTGGCCTCCAGTCCTTTGTGGGGGCCGTTCAGATATTCTCTGCGGGCGTTGGGTTGTTTAAGGGTGTTAGTACATGGCTCAAAGGTGAGAATACCCTAACTCAAAACAGCGAACGGGACGGAACTTTACAAATATGGCGGGGCGGTGCGGGGCGTCAGCAATTCGTAACCTTGATTAATGACGCTGAGAATATAATTGCAAAGGCCAACGCTGATTTTAACGCGGGGGATATTGACGAGGATGAGCGAAACGAACGAGTGCAAGAGGGCGAACAATTGCGGCAGTTAAACACGCGGGAATTGGATTTATTCGACAACCCAACAAGTTCTGCGGGCACGTCAAGGCAAACAGGGTCAAACGCATTCAGCGTGGCAACGTCAATTTCGGAATCACAAGCCAACAGCATATTGGCAGTATTGGAAACCCAACGCGCCCAGGACGCAGAACGCAACAGTATATTGGGCGCATCGTTGGCGGTGCAGAATGATATGAAGTTTTTAATGTCGATCAATTCGGGTAATCTTATGACGTTTGCGGGGTAACAAATGGCAAGACCAACATTTTTAAATTCGGCTTGGCCCTTTACTCTAAAAATTGGCGGGCGGGATCTTCACGACTTCGGCGTTGTCTCGTTGGCAGCCCCACAGTTGAACATGTCGCCCGTTGATGTGCCGTTTGATGTGTTACCCTCGCGGCATGTTGCGGTTGCATCGACGGGCGCATTTAGGCCCGCGCCGTTCGTGTTGTCCGGGCAGATTGCCGGGGGGTCGATTGCTGAGTTGAGGAACAACTTGGAAGTGTTCAAACAAACGGCGGTATCATTTCGCGGGTCTAATTTTGACATTGTGACGGCCCTTAAATTGGAAACCGCCGACTACACCGACAGGTACTTCCCCGTCGTTTATACTGGCGGCTTCACCGCCCAGGTTGTCGGCAACGACCCGACGGGCGCAACCATTGCGAATTTCACGCTGCCATTGCTGCGGTTGTCGCCGTTCGCAATTGCCAACACGCCGACGAATGCGACGCCAGGGGCAACGGGGCCAACGTTTACCGTATTAAGCGCAGGGACGGCCCCAAGTGCGCCCTTGCTCGAAATTGAGGGGGCAAGCACAACCCCATCGATGTACATGACCGATTGCGCGTTTTATGCCGATCTGAATTACGACTTGTCATATACCAAGATTGACGGATCGGTTGCAGCCGGGACAAGCGGCGCAACAACGCCGATAGATCAATTTGAACCCGGCGAGATAAACGGCGGGCGATACATACAAACGGGTTCGTTTACAACGTCGTTCGGGTCGATAGTTCAAAACCCCACAGAAGGCACGGTATTTTTATGGATCAATCCCGCGTTCGCTTATACGGCATCCAACCAAGTTATTTATGAGTATTACATCGATGCGAGTAATTCGATTTATTTGTGGTGGGATGGTTCTGCCGATGATTGGGTTGTGACAAAAACAATCGGGGGCGTTGGCGTCACATTAAACACGGCGACGCAATCGACACACGCGGCGGGGGCCTCTATATCATTGGCGTTTAGTTATGGCGGCGACGGTATGAAAATCTATGTTGATTCGGGCGCACCAACCGAGAACGCCACAACAACGGGGATCACAGGCACAACGGGGACGGCTTACTTGGGGGATCAGGGCGCGATTGCCCGGCCCGCTTGCAAATACAACCAGATTGCCATGTTGCCGTTTCAGTTGGACGATGACACGGTGCGCCGTTATATGGCAACGCCTGGGCTTGTTTATCCCCATAGCGTGAACAAAGCCAGGTCCGCGAGTTTATCAGCTAATGAGCGGGCGGTGTTGGACTTTGAAAAAGGCACGGCAACATTCATAAACACGTCATTGACCCAAACAAATGATTTGGGGAATTGGGACACAAACGCATGGCCCTTGATTAGATCGGGCAAGACCTGTTTTTATTTGCCATCGGGGCAAGCCGCGTCATCAATCAAAATAAACTATCGGAAACGGTACTTATAATATGAAACGATACGACTTATACATTTTGGATTCGGCTAAAACCGTTGTTGCCTCAATGCAAGATGCCGCCTGGGAGTTGTCAGAATCGCTAAACGTCGAGGATTCGCTGCGGGCCGTTATGTATGAGGGCGACAAATTCGCCCTTGTGACTGCCGAAAATACGTATGTGCGGTTGGTGAACGCCGCCGATGCGACAGACAAACGAACGTATCGGTTGACCTCGGTGGAACAGGCGCACGTCGAAGGGCGTTATGCCTTGCAAGTTGAGGGTGCGCGGATCTGGGCCGATATGGGCCGCGAGATTTACACAGTTGCCTACACGAACCCATTGACGGGTTTAGTGCGGCAAGTGGGTTGGTTGCCCAAAAAGAACATAGAGGTCAAAACCATAGTTACAGACATTTTAAATTCTTCGGCGTTCCAGATCAAAAGCGGGGGTTCTGCCGCCTCCAATACAACCATCATCGAAAGTCTTGACTTTGCATTTACGTCAGTTTTGGAGGGGTTGCAGCGGGTGGCAGAGGCCAACAACTTGGAAATTGAGATTGACGAAAGCACAAGCCCCGAATCTATCGACCTAAAAGCGCGGGGGGCAAATAACAACGTCCGTTTTGAGTATGGGATAAACACAAAGGGCATGGCGCGACGGTTTCGCCGGGCCGATGTGGTCAATAATGTTTACCCCGTCGGTGGTGGTACGCCCCCGGCAACTTGTGAGGGTGCGCTTTTCGAGGTATACGGCACGGCATCGGCGGTTGTTACGGTTGCGGGTGATAAGTGCATACCGTCAGATGATACATACAACACGTTTAAAATTAAGATGGTGACAGGGGCGAACGCAGGGACGGCCTACACGATAAACGATACGACGCGCGGCACATCGGGCGATGATGACACGATAACGTTGAGCGTGACACCAACGGGGGTCTTGGCGGGTGATCTGTTTAAAATTACCGACGCAAGCGGCAACGATCTTTCCTATGTTCCCGACGCAGCAAGCCAGGCGACTTATGGAACGTTTGATGGGGTTGTGAGGGATGCCCAATTTGAGGCAATACGCACATTGATAACACCTGGGTATATGGACGGCACATATACAACCGGGTTGCATTCCGGGTGGACAAAAACGGGGACGCCGACAGTTGCAGAAGAAACAACCATTGCATTTATACAGCACGGCAAGGCATCGCAGCACGTAACGGCGGCAAGCGATACACATGGCATATATAATGATGTGGCCCTTGACGGTTCGGCCCATTACACATGCGCGGTAAATTTATACGTTGTTTCAGGATCTGTTTTAATTACGATTTCCACAGCGGGCGCAACCGGGGCGGTGACATACACCAACACGCCAGGCACAACAGGCACGGAATGGTTGAAAGTTGAACTTGAGGGGTTGCCCATCGAGGGGGCCGCTGCCAAGTTAACCATCGCCGCAACGGGTGGCGCGGCTGAGTTCTATGTTGACGCCGTTTCATTTACAGGCACACAGCAGACCCGCCAATTTGTGCGCGAAAACGGGGCGCGTGAATTATACCGCATGGCGTTTGATTACCTTGATGAACATGACGCGCCGATGGTGGAATATGATTTGCCCAACGCCCTGGACTTATACGCCATCGATTCGCGGGCTTATCCGTTTGCCGATGTTGCGATTGGTGACACGGTGACGGTTATTGATCCCGCCATGAGTATGGCGGCAGCGGTGCGGGTGTTAAGCCTGGGGCGCGATAGCAACGGAACGCAGTTGAGGTTGAAACTTTCAAGCCACACGTCGACCCTGGCGGCATTTTCTTTGGTTGCGCCGGGTGTGGGGCGGGTAATTGTGGAAAACAGAAACAACGCCCAAGAGGTGACAAACACAAACAGCACAAACGAAACAGCCGGAGGCATCGCCCAACGGATAAACCGCATGACGGGCAACGCGGCGCGGGCGTCAAGGTTTACCGGGACATTTACGGCAGCAAGCCAAACGTCGGTTGTGGTGGGCGCGGGAACGTTACAAATGGGTTCGTCGTTGGCTTATGACATCGCAGGGCAAACAATAATCGGCATGAGTGCGGGCCTTGTTTATTATCTATATTTTAACCCGACGGCGGCATCTTCTGGATTGCTAAAATCAACGGCTGCATCGACGGCATACGCAACGAATAACATACAGGTGGGTGTATTACAAGCCGGGGCAACGGTTAATGATAATGTGCAGATTTACGACACAACCGGGGCCATTGTTCATGGCGAAATAATCACGCGGGGGATGGAGGCATACGACACAAGCGGGGTATTGCGCGTTGATGTTGGGATTTTGCAAGATGTTGTTTATTCAAACCCAAGCGATTGGGGCGTTGCCGTTAATAATGGTGTGATGTGGATTGATGCGACAGGGGCGGCAGCGATAACAAGCGGAACCAGTTATGCGTGGCGGGCCGCATTTGTGACAATGGATATATCGACCCCATCGACTGCCGCGTTCATGTTTGGCGATGCGGTACAGATTGCGGCGCAAGTTGCCCTTAATAAGGGATTATTCGGTTCATTTGATAACGTCACACTTGCGGCGGGATCTGCGGGTCATGGCTACGCTCATACAGCGCAGGTTCAAAACGCGGGGACGGGCAACGCATACGGATATAGGGCGCAAGGGGTTACAACGGCGGGCGCGGGAAATGCGATTGGCTTGGCAATTGAAACCGTATCCAATTCATCAACCGGCAACGCATACGGCATACATATTGCAACGGTGACATCAACAAGCGGGACGGCATACGGGATATATGACGCATCAAACAACCGTTCGTATTTCGGCGGTTCGGTTTCGATTCGCGGTGTTGACTATGTGTGGCCCGCTGCCGATGGCACGGCGACATACCAATTGGCAACCGACGGATCGGGGAACTTGTCATGGGCGGCATCGTCGGGCGGTGGAACGGTTACGGGATCAGGCACGACGAACTATGTGCCGAAGTGGACGAGTGCGAGCGCGTTGGGTAACTCTGTGATATATCAGAGTGGATCAAATATCGGGATTGGGACGACTGCGCCAACGGGGGGTGACTATTACGGATCAACTGGGAGATTTCTACACCTACATGATGGAAGCGCACAAAATACATCGTCAATACATCTAACATCAAGTGTGAGTGGG